TTTTAAAACTTAGAGATACAACAGACATCCTCAATATGTACAAATAATGGCAACAACATTCATAGATTATACTGGGGATGGGAACGCTACTAAGTCGTTTTCTTTCCCTTCTATACAAGAGTCAGATGTAAAAGTAGAAGTAGATGGTGTCATAAAAACATCAGGCAGCCACTACAATATAACAAGCTACACTACTACAGGTGGTGGTAATGTAGTCTTTACATCAGGCAACATACCATCTAGCCCAGCAGCTATACGTATCTTTCGTGATACAGACGTAGATACTGCAAAGGCTACATACACGGCAGGGTCATCAGTTAAGGCAGCTGACCTAAATAATAACCACGAGCAGTTACTGTTTGCTGCACAGGAAGAACAAAATCAAACAGTAACAACAAGTCGTATAAAAGATGCAGCAGTTACTACAGCTAAAATTGCAGCAGATGCAGTTACAGGAGCTAAGATAGGTGACGACCAGATTAACTCAGAACACTATGTTGATGGGTCTATCGACACTGCACATATTGCTGACGGTCAAATTACATCTGCCAAGATAGCAGACGGAACTATAGCAACCGTAGACTTAGCTAACAATGCAGTCACAGAAAGTAAAATACTTGCTAACTCAGTTACAACAGGTAAGATAGCTGACGATGCAGTTACTACTAACAAGATTTTAAATAGTAATGTATCTACAGCCAAACTAGCAGACTTAGCTGTAACAAACGGAAAGATGGCTGCTAATGCAGTTTCTGAAAGTAAGATAGTTGATCTAAATGTTACTACAGCAAAGATAGCACAGAACGCAGTTACAACAGCAAAAATTTTAGACGATAATGTTACAACAGATAAGATAGCTAACAATGCAGTAACATCATCTAAAATAGCAGATAATGCTGTATCAGTAGCTAAGATAGCTGACTCAGAACTTTCTACTTTGGCTGGTATGCAAGCTGGTACAGCATCTAAACTTGCTGACAGCACAGCTCTTACAGCGGATATAGCCGATCTCAACCAGATTGATGGTATGGCAAAGCAGACTACAATTACAGATGACGACACTAAGTTTCCAACCTCTGGTGCTGTTGTTGACTATGTAGCTGCACAGCTAGAACCATTTGGTGGTTTTGAAGCTATAGCTAACGAAGTATCATTTCCTAACACACAACCTCCATCTGGTGTTGCTATCAGTATAGCAGACGCAGCTGGTATCGTAGTAAATGGTAGTGGTACAAGTACAACAGGTAGAACTCTAAATGGTACAACAGTCACTATAAACAATATAAACTCACAGTATAACAGTTCAACTGTAGCTAGTGGTATACGTTTTATTGTAACATCAACTGGTTCTGGACAGGTATATAATTATCACAAGTCTACACTACCAGAAAGTGATCTTGTTAATCTTAG